GTAAAGTACACCGAAGAAAAGGAGAAAATCATGGCACTAACAAGAAAATTCCTTGCAGCTCTAGGAATTGAAGCTGATAAGGTCGAAGAAATCATTAGCGCACATATGGAAACCGTCAACGGATTGAAAGATGAGAAAGAGGCTCTTCAGGTAAAAGCAGATCAGGTTGATTCTTTGACTGAAGAACTTAATGAACTCAAAGAGAATTCAAAGAATGACGGTAAGTACAAAGTAAAGTACGATGCACTAAAAACAGAATTTGACGAGTATAAAGAAAATCAGAAGAAAGAAGCAGCTGCAAAGATCAAGACAGAAATGTACACAAAGCTTCTTAAAGATGCAGGCGTTTCTGAAAAGAGAATCGATGCGATCCTTAAAGTATCAAAGGATCAGATTGATGCTCTTGAACTTGATGATGAAGGCAATGCTAAAAATGCTGATGATCTTAATAAGAAGATCGTTGAAGACTGGTCTGATTTCATCGTAACAGAAGGTCAGCAGGGAGCTAAGACACCTACTCCTCCAACTGGATCATCAGGAGCTCCGACTACTAAGGAAGAGATCATGAAGATTACAGATGCTGGAGAACGTCAGAAAGCCATTGCTGAGAATCATGAATTATTTGGCTTTTAATGGAGGAAATGAATTATGCCAGCAAAGAATAATTTAACTGTAGCAGCTGATATTCAGGTGCATGCTCGTGAGATCGATTTTGTAACTCGATTCGCAAAGAACTGGGATGCTCTTAGAGAGATCCTTGGAATTATGAGACCGGTTGAAAAGACACCAGGTACAAAGCTTGTTTCTTATGAGGCAGCGATGAAGTCTGAGTCTCTTCAGGGCGGTGCTTCTGTAGGTGAAGGTGAAGAGATTCCGTACACTGAGTTTGAAGTAAAGCCTGTAGCCTATGGTGATCTTACACTTGAAAAGTACGCAAAGGCAGTATCGATTGAAGCAGTAAACCAGTATGGAGCAGCAAATGCTATTCAGAGAACCGATACTGCATTCCTCAATGAGCTTCAGGGAAATGTAATGAATGGATTCTATACGTTCCTTCAGACAGGAACGCTTACATCTAGTGAAGCTACGTTTCAGATGGCTGTCGCAATGGCAATCGGTAAGGTAAAAGATAAGTTTAAGAAGATGCATCGTGATAGCACTAAGATCGTTGTATTTGTAAACACTCTTGATGCTTATCGTTATCTTGGAGCAGCTGACCTTACTGTTCAGACCGCATTCGGTATTGATTACGTAAAGAATTTCATGGGTGCAGACACGGTGATCATCTCTTCTGAGATTCCAGCAGGAAAGGTCATTGCTACACCAGTTGAGAACATCGTTCTTTACTATGTAAATCCTGGAAATGCTGATTTTGCCGCTCTTGGCCTTAACTATACCGTTGATGGTGATACAAACCTCATCGGATTCCATGCAAATGGCGATTATAGCCATGCTGTGGGTGAATCGTTCGCACTTATGGGCATGAAGCTCTGGGCAGAGTATCTTGATGCGATTGCAATTGTTACAATTAGCGCAAATACTGGAGCGTGAGTAGAAAGGACTGCAAATGTTTAGAGTAGTTAAGCTTTTTACAGATTTGCAGGATGACAATTATAAGTATGAGGTTGGGGACGAATATCCCCGCCTCGGCTTAAAGCCATCACTTGCAAGAATTAAAGAACTTTCAGGATCAGATAATAGACAGGGAACACCTCTTATTGAGGAAGTTGAAGACCTTACGAAAAAGAAGCGTGCTTCAAAGAATAAGGAGTAAAATATGACGCTGTTAGATCTTTGCGATTATCTTCATAATAATTTTGAAGCATGCCGTTTTATTGGAGAAATTAAAATTGAAGATGGCAAAGTGATTGGTGTAGATCTAGAAGATGATCGCTATTTTAGGATCATCGGATCAGCATTTAATGACGGTATCTATAAATTCTCATCTGTTCTTGAATTGAAAGATGAAGTTTTTGAAGGCGCAATCATAATAATGTCAGTTCCACCTCATATTCTTGACATGGTTACAGAAATAAGTAACTGGGAAAATGCAAATGCATCTTCATTGGCTTCACCTTATCAGTCGGAGTCATTTGGCGGTTATTCTTATTCTAAAGCGACTAGCTCAACAGGCGGCATGGTAACCTGGAGAGATGTGTTTGCTAAGAGATTGAGTAGGTATAAGAAAATATGAGTCTATTAAATGAAATGATGACAACTTGTACACTGATCGATGCAAAACACATTGATGATGGTTATGGTGGAATTACTACTACATATGTCGATGGCCCTTCATTTGATGCTGCTATAAGAAAAGATTCATCAATCGAAGCACGAATCGCTCAACATGATGGAGTAACTGCAGTTTATACGATCACTACTAAGAAGAATATCCATCTTGAGTATCACAATTTAGTAAGAAGAGAAACAGACGGAAAGATCTTTAGAGTTAAAAGTGATGGAGATGACGTAGCTACTCCTGATAGTGCAAGCATCAACATGAGACAGGTCACAGCAGAAAGTTATGATTTGCCGCAGAATGGAGTTTGAAAGACGATGGATAAAGTACAAGCATTGCATAATTTTTGGAATTCATTTGAAATTCCAGCTTATGACGAAACTACAGTTCCAGATTCAGCTGCTTTTCCTTATATGACATATTCTATGACAACTGATAGTTTGGGAAATGTCGTACCTATTTCACTTAACATCTATTATCGATCAAATTCTTGGAAAGATGCCACTTTAAAATCTGAAGAAATAGCTAAACGAATTAAAGAAAATGGATATGAAATGATCAGGTTCGATAAAGGCTATATTTATTTAACTGGTGGAACTCCATTTGCTCAGCGAATAGCTATTGATGAAGATCGAGCAATTAAACGAATATATATGAACATTCTCGCAGAATTTCTTTGTGAGTATTAAAGAAAGGAGAAAATATGGCAGGCAAGTTTACAAAAATTCCTGAAAACACATTCAATGAGTTGCAGATGGATGCTGGAATTCTTCTCAAACGTTTTGATCCAGCAAAGCCGACTATTCAGGATTCAGATATTGTGTGTGCTACAACAGGTGGAGTAAACCCATCATGCGTAGCTAAATATTCAGATTTCTTTGAAGATGTAGATAACGCTCCGACAAATATGAAAGAAGGAAAGCATCTTGATGGTTGGGAAGTTAAGCTTTCAACAACGGGTCTTGGCACTTCACCAGAATTGATCAGGGATGCTCTCGGTGCAGCAGACATCGTTGATGGAACAAAGGTCGTTCCAAGAATGACTCTTAAAGACGAAGATTTCAAAGATCTTTGGTGGGTTGGAGATAAGGCAAATGGAGGATTCGTTGCTTGTAGAGTTATCAATGCCCTCTCAACTGGAGGTTTTTCATTAAAGAGTACAAAAAATGGAAAAGGTACTGTTCCGCTAGAGTATACCGGCCATCCGTCAGTTAAGAATCAGGATCAAGTACCAATGGAATTCTATTCGATTGATCCTACACCAGAAACGACAAGCACAGGAGCGTAAATTATGAAGTTATCTGAGATCAGAGGCGAAAAAGCAATTGAATTGTTAGGAGATATTCTAATTCCTGCAACAGAGATTATGGCTGATCCAAACATATCGTCAGCAGTTAAGTCTGGTAAGCCTAAACTTACTATTGTGACAAATATTCTTAAAAACCACACTAAATCTATTCTGACAATTTTGGCACTACTTAATCAGGAAGATCCTGAGACATATAATCCATCATTGTTAGCACTTCCTAAAATGGTTATGGATCTCCTTGAGGATGAAGAGTTGATGGACCTTTTTCATTCGCAGGGACAGCTGAAGGAAGACGAGTCTTCTGTCTCTGCCTCGGAGAATATTGCGGAGTAAAGAGTGTTAAATGTTTCATGCGGTACGCGGTTACTCGGTTCAAAACTGAACAGAG